TAGACCCTATTAATATTCCTGAAGTTAGACAGCAGACTACATCTGCCCCGCTAAGTCCAATCCAAAGAATACAGCAAGAGGCAGTCAGAAAAATGTCTCTTAGGGAGAGGGCGCGACAAAACCCAGCGGATGCAGCCACACTTCTAGGCGGACTGGGTAACGCGGGACTGCTTTAGTCCTCTAAGACAGAAGACAGACCACCAATTCCCGTTGCCATTGGTAGCGGGACTTTGCTCTTTGTGTTGACATGAGAGCTAATATCACCGTAGGTTTCTTCTATCATACGTGAAAGCTGGCGTCCTATAGCACGATCTTCGTGCTCCGCGATAAATACCAGTTTATCATACGCTTCTATAGATACGCCTACGGACTTATATTTTCCGGGGTTTGGCATGAGGGTTCCTTCCCATAAATGACTTTCCCTAATGTATATAATCCCAAGCTGCGTGGGTCAAGACCCAAATACGGAAACAAGAAAGTTACCATCCAAGGTATCAAGTTTGATTCTAAGTGGGAAGGCGAGCGGTACTTATACCTCAAGTCGCTCGAACGCGCAGGGGTGATCAAAGACCTTGAGCTACAGGTTCGCTTTAACTTGATGGTCAATGATCAGAAGATATGCGCCTACGTTGCTGACTTCTGTTATAGCAGAGAAGACAAGGATGGCGTGTGGCATTATATTGTTGACGATGCCAAGGGCGTTGAGACGCCTGAATTTAAGTTAAAAAAGAAACTTATGAAAGCCTGTCTGGGCATAGATATTTTATTGTCGAAAAAAACCGCTTGACACTAACCCATGCTATATGGTTATAGTTGGGACTCTAGTAACAAGCGGAAAGGGATCGACATGGAAAGTCGTGAATTATTTGAGCGTCGAGAAGAACTCAAGCACGTTATCGGTGAGATGCGTATTGAGCTTAAAGACGTTGAAGAACAGCTATCAGATACATTTCTACCAGTAGCGAAAGACGTTTTACGCGCTAATGGTAAAGACTTTGGTACTGCGCAGATCGAAGAAGGCAACCATAGGCTCAAGGTCACTGTGGGCAAGAAAGTCACATGGGATCAAGACAAGCTGCGTGACACGCTAAACAATATGTCGCCAGAAAACGCGCAACACTATGGCAAGCTGACGTTTTCTGTGGAAGAGCGCAATTTTACAGCGGCTCCTCCTGCAATCAAGGAAGAGCTTGAAGAATGCCGCACTGTGGCAGTTGGCGCAGTTAAAGTAGAGGAGATCGAATAATGGCTCTGCAAATCATCTCAGCAGATCAGCGTATGGCTGAAAAGAAAGGCCACAAGATTGTAGTCTGTGGCGCAAGCGGTGTGGGTAAAACCACGCTGGCTCGCACTCTAAACCCAGCGACAACTTTGTTTATGGATTTAGAAGCTGGTGACGCGGCTATCGAAGGACACCCTATCGATGTCGTTCGTCCACGTACATGGGCAGATTGCCGTGACCTAGCTTGCTTCTTAGGCGGAGCAAATCCATCCTTGGCTGAAGATCAGCCATACAGCGAATCACATTACAATTATGTAGCTTCAATCTATGGTGATGGCTCAGAGGTATGGCAGAAGTACGATACACTGTTTGTGGACTCGATTACCGTAGCAGGGCGTTTGTGCTTCCAGTGGTGCTTACAACAGCCAGAAGTACGATCTGATCGCTCTGGTAAGTTAGACACTCGTGCCGCATACGGTTTGCATGGTCGTGAGATGATGTCGTGGCTAACACACATTCAACATATCCGTTCTAAGAACGTGATCTTCGTAGGTATTCTTGACGAGATCACTGACGAGTACGGACGAAAGCAATACAGCCTGCAAATCGAAGGTAGCAAGACGGGGCGTGAATTGCCCGGAATTGTTGACGAAGTGATTACGATGGCAGTATTAACAGGGGATCACGGTCAGTATCGTGCCTTTGTATGTCAACCTCTGAACGAATGGGGCTATCCAGCCAAAGACCGTTCTGGCAGACTTGATGTCTTAGAGGAGCCTCATCTTGGAAAGTTAATTGAAAAGATGACGGTTGGCTCTAACAAAACCGACAAGGAATTGATCTTTGTCGATCCTACAACTCAAACTTCTAGCGAAGGAGAAGCATAATGCTTAATTTTAATAACGTACCCGAAGATGCAAACCCGCAAAACCAAGAGTTCTCTCTTATTCCAGTAGGCACAATAGTACGCGCCGTGTTGCTTGTTCAGCAAGGTGACGTAGAAGTTCCTGAGTTTGGTCAAGGCCAATGGTTTAAGAAATCAGCAAGCACATCTGCTAAGTGGATGAACCTAGAGTTTACCATTATCGGTGGTGAATTTGATCGCCGCAAGTTCTGGCACAGCGTCTTTATTGATGGTGATAAGCTAGGCCCAAGTGGTATGCCTCTCGCAAAAGAGATTGGTCTTCGCACGCTGAAGTCAATCGTGGAAAGCGCACGCAACATTGATCCTGCTGATATGTCTCCACAAGCTCAACAAAATCGTAACATCAGTGGAATGATGGACTTGAACGGCATGGAGCTTTGTGTGAAAGTAGGTGTTAAGAAGGGTACGAACGGTTATAAAGACAATAACCAATTGATGGCTGCTCTTACGCCAAATAATAGCGAATTCTTGCCCCAAGGCAGTATTCCAATGCAGACTACTCCTGCGGCGGGAATGCAACAAGGACAACAGCAAACGGCTCCACAGCCATCTGGTGCAGTACCTTCTTGGGCGCAACAATAATCTAGCGGCAGGGCCATTCCGCGCCTGCTAGAACACGGATAGGGGGGCCGTGGCCGCTAACCCCCCAACTATTCTAGCAAATAGGTTTATTATGATATTACGTCCTTACCAAAAGGTAGCCGTTTCTGACGCCTGTAAAGCCTTAGACAAACACGGTAATACCCTAGTTGTCGCTCCTACGGGTGCTGGCAAAACGATCATGCTCTCTGCTCTGGTTGGAGAACGTCACAAGAAAGGCAAGCGTATTCTTGTCATTCAGCATCGTGACGAGCTAGTCAAACAGAACAAAGAGAAGTTCGAGAAGGTTAATCCTTACATCACAACAAGCATCGTAAACGGAACAGTCAAGCACTGGGACGGTGATGCTGTGTTCTCAATGATCCAAACAATGTCACGCGATAGAAACCTACGGGATCGCCCGTTGTTTGACATGGTTGTAATTGACGAGGGCCACCATGCAGCGGCCCCTACTTACACAAAGGTTATTGAGGCAGTCAGAGAAGACAACGACGAAGCTGAGATCGTAGGCTTTACCGCAACGCCTAATCGTGGCGATGGCAAAGGTCTGCGCTCTGTATTCAACAACTGCGCACATCAGATCGAATTGGCTACGCTGATCCGCGAAGGCTTCTTAGTACGTCCTAAGAGCTACGTCATTGATCTGGGAGTGGGTGACCAGCTTGATAAGGTCACAAAGCGCGGCAAAGAATACGATATGGAAGAAGTGGCGGCTATCATGGATCGCCAAGTCATTAACAATCGTATTGTCACTGAGTGGCAAGACAAGGCTGGTGGACGCAAGACTGTTGTGTTCTGTTCTACTGTAGCGCACGCCGAACACGTTTGTGACGCATTCGTTATGGCAGGGATCAAGTCTAACTATGTAACTGGCGAGACTGACAAGGATGAACGCGCTGAGATGCTGCATGATCTGGAGTTTGGTGATACGCAAGTTATCGTCAACGTGGCAGTTCTGACAGAAGGCTTTGACGCTCCGCCTGTGTCTTGTATCATCCTAACCCGTCCATGTTCTCAAAAGGGAACAATGGTGCAGATGATTGGGCGTGGTCTGCGCATCCTTGATCCTGAGATATATCCAAGCATCATTAAGACCGACTGCGTTGTCATGGACTTCGGTACGTCAATCATCACTCATGGTGGTCTGGATGAGTCAGCTAACCTAGATGGCGCAGATAAGTCTGTAGGCGGAGAAGCTCCGACTAAAGTATGTCCTGACTGCGAAAGCGAAGTATCAGCGAATACACGCATATGCCCATTCTGCGAACATGAGTTCGAGCGTAAGGTCAAGGATGCTTTAGACAACTTTGAAATGACTGAGTACGATCTTATGAAGATGTCTCCGTTCATGTGGATTGATCCGTTTGGCAATGGCACTGCAATGATGGCTATGGGTTTCAGTGGCTTTACTTTGGTGGGCAACATAGGAAACTATTGGATAGCAATTGTAAAGGCTCAAAATGGGCGTCCTAGAGTGGTTTCTATTGGTGAGAAGGTACAGGCAATGGCCGCAGGCGATGATTTCTTGCGTGAGATCGAAGATGGTAACGCCGCTAACAAAACAAAGCGTTGGTTAAATCAGCCTGCATCTCCTAAACAGAAAGAACACTTGGAAAGAAATGGTGTTAGTATTAGCATAATGGATTTCTCTTGGACAAAGTACAAAGCCGCGTGTTGTTTAAATTATTACTGGAATCGAGAAAACATTGATACGTTGATTGCAGAAAGCTTGAAGAAAATAAAAGGGGCAGAAACATGAATAGAGCCGAAATACTAGATAAAGCTAAAGAGTATGTAACTAAAGACCGCGATGCAGATCATGGTGACATGGAAAACAACTTTGGCCTAATCGCTGAGTATTGGGGATTGCACTTAGAAACTCACATTGATCCTACTGATGTAGCGGTCATGATGACGCTTTTAAAGCTGGCTAGACTTAAATCAAATCCAAAATTTTTAGACAATTATCTGGACGCTTGTGGTTATATGTCCTGTGGTGGCGAGTTAGCCACGAAGACAAAGTAATGCCAAGATTTGAAATGCACCTTATGATCGCTGAGAAGTCAGAAGATAATTTTGAGACGGTCGAGTATGACATTGTGTGCTTTGTGAAAGACCCTACAGACATGGTTGAAATAGAATCGTCAGCAAACGAAAT